CCTTCGACTTCCCGCTGCTTCAACGAGCCAACCAGGTCGGCGGTGACCACCTGGGCGAACCCGGTGACCGAGCCGATCGCCTGGAGGAGCTTGATGTTGAAGCTCGACTGGACGTAGGTGCTGTTGCCGACCGGACGCGCGCCACCGTCAGTGACGAAGCCTCCGGGCGGGAGCACCGTCCGCTGGTTGAAGTAGTACGTGTTGGTGTGCCAGGGGACGGTCGGGAGCGCGCGGGCCATCGGCGCGTACCGACGGACGTACTCCAGGATGACAGGGTCGATCGCCTTCGGGATAAGGGCGCCGACTTGGGAGGCGGCAAGCGCCTCTTCGAGCTCTGTGCTCACGGTATAGGGCTCCTGATTTGCGGGGTGTGGATGGAGAGAGGGGAGGGATCAGCCGACCGTCAGCCGGGGAGGACGGTCCACCTCGACGGGGTCGGGATCTGCGCCGCCATGACGTCGGCGCCGGCGCGGCGCAGGCGCTCTGTCGGCATCTTTGCCAGCTCGAGAAGGCGGGCGTCGCGCTCCTCGGGCGTCTTCGGCGTCTTCGACGCCTGCTCGGTCGCTGCGCCCGGCACGACGCCCTGGCGCTGAGGTCCGCCACCGTTCCCCTTGATGGCTTCGATCAGCTCTCCCTTCATGCTCTCCACCGCCGTGGCCACCGTCTTGGTGACGAGGTCAGCGACGCTGGACTCGGTGAGGGCTGCCGGTACGGCCGGGGTCTCGGTGGTCTGCTTGGACTGCTTGAGGGCGGCAACGATGACCGCAGCGAGCCGCTGATCCTCGTCGACCGCAGTCGGGTTGGCTGCTTCGGTCACGGTGGTCTCCTTCGGTGGGGTTGGGGCGGATTCCATGCCCGCCTGCATGTCGTTGTCGTCGTCGATGTCCGGGTTGAGGTCCGGGTCAGTGACGGGGCGGATCGTTCCGCAGGTCGGGCAGGCCAGGAAGTCGGTGTCGCCGTCCTGGTCGGGGTCGATCGGAATCAGCGAGCTGTACGAGTTGGCGTCGCCGTAACTGGCGAAGGCGTCGCCCTCGAACAGGGACGCGGTCGGCGCGCTCTCGCTGGCGATCTGCACGCCCAGCTTCTTCGCCGCGCTCTTGATCTTCGCCTTGATTCGGCCGACCTGCTCGTCCGAGTACTTCGCCGCGTTCTTCGGCATGTTGATGTAGGACCAGGCGGCCTTCACGTGGGCCTTGCTGTCCAGCGGGCACCGCTTGACCTTGTCCTGCTGGTAGCCCGGGTCCGCATAGGTGACGGCGCCGTAGGGCTGGGTGGTCGGGGCCTCGGTCACTTGGGTCACAGCCGTCTCTCCCGCTGACTCGAAGATGAGGCGGCGCTCTGCATGGCGCTCGCCTGAGAGCCCGTGGATCTGGACGTCGTCCATCCGGGCGCCGCCCACTCCGGGCATGTCCACGATGTCGAAGCCGAGGATGTCCAGGCCATCGGCGGTCTCGACCTGCTGGCCGTCCACCTCGACCTGGCGCACCCGCCCCAGGAACTCGCCGACGATGGACACGGCGTTGACCGCCGGGTGGTCGCCGCTGACGAGCTTGGTCACGTCCTGCCCGGCCTCGGTGTCCAGGGTGTCCATCCGGTAGCGGATCTGGGTGGCGGGCGTCAGCGACACCTCACGGAGGACCGCGGCGATCTGGCGGACGTTGCCGTGCTGCCGGTCCTGGTGGCTGGTGAAGCTCACGGGAATGTCGGGGCCGGCCTTGAGGCGCTGTGAGAGCCGCTCATAGGCGCCCCGGATCATGTCCGCCGTGTACAGGCGGTTGTTCGAGCTGACACACGGCTCGATGGCGACGCCCGAGATGGTCGCGAGGGTTCCCACGGCCCGAACGATCCGAGGCTGCGCCCGTTGCCCTCAGTCGACGTGAGGGGCCACCGCGCAGCGGCAGCGAGGGTGGAGGGGGATGTCGGGCGCGTCCGCCAGCTGGTAGGGGTTGTCGTCAGGCAGCGGCTCGCAGTCGTCACAGGCGCCGGGCGACACCTCCGCGTCGACCAGTTCCACCCCCTCGCTCTGGTAGAGGCTGAGCGCCCCCTGGATCGCCGAGGTGGCGATGGCGTGGTCCAGCATCAGCCCGGCGTACCCCTGCGGGTTGAGGACCGTGTCGCTGACGATCTGGGCCATGGCGTCGCGGCTCGCTCCGGAGGCCATGGCGTCGCTCAGCTGCTGGCCGAGCTGAGTGGCGAGGCCGTGGGTCTGCTTCCCCATCCAGGTGTCGACGTCGCTCCAGGCCGGCGGCAGGTCGCGCATCGCCTGGATCGCCGCCTGGAAGGTGATGTCGAAGTCCGGGATCGCCTGCCCCTTGCCCAACGCCAGCCAGGCCGTCGCCTCGGCGTTCCCCTCGGCCGCGCCGTCCGCCATGGCATCCCGGGTGAGCTGGCGCCAAGCCTTGAACCCCTCGATGTCACCGAGCGCCTCGATGGCCTTCTGGAGCGCGCTGACGAGATCGTCCGGCTGCGCGGCCTCATGAGGCTGCACGGCGGCCAGGACCGGCTGGCGAAGGTGGGGGAGGAGCGAGATCAGCACGGCCTTGAGGTGGGCCCGGTTGGTCGCCTCCAGGTCGTCCCGCCGCTGGTGGAGCTTCGCCCACAGCGCCGCCTTCTTCCCCTGCCGGCGGACCGCTTCGAGGATCCACGGCTCGCCCTCCAGGTCCTCGGCCATCAGGACCGAGGCCTCGCAGACATCCCGGACCCAGTCGGGGACCGGGAAGCGGACGTCGACCTCGGCAAACCCGTTGGCAAAGGCAGCACGAGCAAACGGAGCGATCACTTCGCGGCCTTGTGGATGTTCGAGGACCGGGTGAAGCTGGCGTGGCGGACGTGGAGAGCCGTCGTCCGCTGGTGTGCCGCGTCGGTGGCGGGGTTCGAGCGGGTCTTCTTCTTCGGGACCGCCGCGGTGACCGCCGTCTTCTGCTTCTTCGGCGTGACAACGTGGCTGCCGGCGCCGCGGAGGGTCATCCGTACTCTCGCGGGATCAGAGCCGCAGCCTTCTCGGCGGTCATCCCCCCTTCGTCGGGATCCTCATCCTCGCGCTCAGTGACGATGTGACGCTCCGGCGGGGACTGGATGACCGGGTGGAGCGCCGCGTCGACCACGGGCCGCTTGCGGGGCTTCTTCGGGGCGGCCATCAGGCGGCGAGCGGCTGCCAGTGGTCGCCGGCGTCCGAGGTCGGATCGTAGCCGACGTTGGCTGCCGCGATGCTGAGGTAGACGTGCCCGTTGCTCCCGGCGACGATGGCCGACTTCGCGTAGGTGGTGCCGATCGCCCACACACCCTGCCAGCCAGACGCTGCGGCAGAGGCGGCTACCGCAGCGTCTGCGTAGGCGGTGGTGGCGATCTGGGTGCTGTCGGTCCCCGGCGAGGCGGTCGGCGCGGTGCCGGTGATGGGCTGCGAGAACGTCAGTTTGGTCCCGTCCCAGCTCACGGTGGCCGGCGGGGATTGATTGGGCTGGCCACTGACGGGCTGGCCGGTGGTGAGATCGAGAACAGCAGACATCACTCTGACTCCTTGGGTGGGGCGAGCTGGCGAAGGGCCTGCTTGCGTCGGTGGGCGTACGCCTTGGCCCAGGCCTCGGTCAGCTTGCCCATCTCGGCGTCAGCCGGGGTCTTCCCGGCCACCATGCGGTGGAAGGCGTCGTCACCGCCGTGGCGCTCGATCATGGCCGCCGCCGGCGAGCTCTCGCCGGGGTCGGCGTCGTCAGGCGGCTCGGGCAGACCGGACGGGACGGAGGGAGGCTTCGCCGCGGCGCCGGGAGCCGCGCCACCGGGCGGGCCCATGGTCATGGCCGCGTAGTTCTTCATGTTCTCCCAGTCGAGGACCGCCTGCCGGGTCACCAGGACGTGGATGTCTCCGCCCGGCGTCTCGGCCTGCTGGATGTCGCGCTCGTAGTCGTTCAGCGACCAGGCGCCGTTCCGGAGCCGGAGGTCCCGGATGGTCTCTACGATCGCGGAGTCCCGGTAGTCGATCTGGCCGAAGCGGATCTCCCAGTCGGTGATGCCGAAGCCCTGCTGGACGATCGAGTAGTTCAGCTTCTCCAGCAGCAGGTTGCCGATCGGCCCTACCACCTCGCCGCGCCAGGTCTTGTCCTGCGCCTCGCCCGTGCCGCCGCCCAGGTTGCCGCTCTCCACGATCTGGACCTTCTGGGGAGGGGTGTGCATCCCGCTGACGATCTGGTCCCGGAGGTCCTTCAACGTCGACAGGATCTCGGTGGATGAGGTGCGGTTGAGCTCGGTGAAGGTCTTGGCGTTCTTGGTCACCACCGGGGTGGCCATGTTCCGGACGCCGCGGTTGCGGGTGAGGTAGCGCTGCCACCAGCGCTGGATCTCCTTGT